GATGCAGGATCAACAATACCTTTTGATAATCGCCCCATTGCTTTTGCAACTTCATCAATGCTGCTGCCAGCGTCTTCGGCGGCTGCACCAAACTTGCTAAGGGTTTCTACTGATACTCCGGTTCGCTGGCTTAAATCGTTCAGGTTATCCGCCGCATCAATGGCCTGTTTGGCCATGGCTCCCAATCCGGCTATTCCAGCAGCTGGAAGAATTGACCCAAGCGCACCGCGTAAACCGCCGGCAATACCTTGCAATTTACCAAAGGCGCCAGAAAGGCCGCTCGCCTGTCTATCTGCAGCGCCAAGGGCTTTCTCAAGGCCCTGAATTTGACTGATGCCATCAACCTTGGCCTTAATGGTCAAGGCCGTTGTCATATCCAGCGCCATAGGTCAGCTCTTGCGCTTGTTGACGGCTGCCACCACTGTAGCCTCGATGATCTGCAGATCACTCAATAGCTCAGCTGGGTTGTCGGCGCCATACAGCTCAAACGCCCAACGCACTGCTGAATAGTCAAGGCCGATGATCGCGCCGCTATCAGCGCGCCATTGCGTCTGCACCTTCAGGAAGATGCGCACTGCCGGCCATGCCTCCTCGATCACCTCATAATTCTTGGCCGCCTTGCTAGGTGGTGGTGCAATGCCAAGCACAGCCGCATCCTTAGCCGTCTCGTCGATCTCAGTACCGGCCACCCAGTGCTCAGCGGCCCCGATTAGTTTTTTGTCTTCTGCTCCGCAAGTGACTCGAAGTACGCGCCAATCAATGCGCCGGCCATGGTTGGCACGTCAAGAAGAATGGCTTTACTGGCTTGGCTGAAAGGCACGGGCTCACCATCGCCGTCGACAATGCCGTCCCAGCCGACCAAGATTTCGTCTGCGATGCTCTGATCGCTGATATCCACAGCTGGCTCCTCACCACGCTCAGTGGCCTTCAGGCGCTTCTGTACCAGCTCTTGCATCTCATTGATGCGGCTTTGAGGCAAGCGCTTGAACTCAGCATCAAAGGTCTGCCGTTCCCTCTTGCCACCGTTGGCCGGCAGCTTGATGCTGACCGGCCAGGTGTAGGAATCAGATTGCTTTAGGACAAAAGCCACGCGATCAGGTGTAGACGAGCTCTAGCTCATCATTGCCCGAATCGGTCGGGGTGGCAATGTACGGCAGGGTCAGCATCTGAATTCCATCCTCATCGCTGTAGGACGGATTGCCCAGATCGATCTGCCCGGCCGTGAAGGTCACGATGTTGCCGGCGGTCTGACCATGCTGGAAGGTCAGGTTCCCGGTGCTGTTGCCAGTGGCATCTGTGAAGAAGTTGTGAGTGCCAACGGGGACAGCCTCGATCATTACCTCACCAGCGGGAGCGCGGTTGGTGATCAGCACTTCCTTAGTGCAGCCCACCAGCTCGCGGTAGACGATCTCATTGGCCAACTCAAGACTGAAGCTTTGCAGGCAGCCCGCGTAGCTGAACACTTGGAAGCCACTGGTGTTGCCCTGCTTAAACACCACAGGGTCGGCCTGGTTGGCGTAGGTGGGGCTGCCCAGAGCCACGTCGGTAGGCGTGTTGTAGATGCCGGTGAACTCAAAGGCGATAGTGGGGATCTCGCCCACTGCGCCATTCAGCGAGAACGTGCCGCGGCAACCGGTGGCCTTATGCAGCACGCCATCGTTGTTGAAGTAGATGGTGACCGACTTAGGAGCGGCGTCACTGTTGGGTTCGTAGGTGACGCTCACGCCAGCGCTCACCGTCTCAGTGAAGCTGCAGGCTTGCAGAAGTGGGCCATAAGCGGGGGCAGTGCCTGCAGTGCCAGAACCAGCCAGCTCTACCTCAAAATTGATCAGCACTCGAGTCTGCGCCAGCAGCTGCTCAGATTGGCCGAGATAGGGCCGGATCAGTTCACGGCTAACCGTCTCAGCCTCAAGCGGCGTTACTTCGATATTGCGGACCAGGATCGCATTGCTACCAGCGGTCGGTGTAGGGTCCGTCCCGTAAGTAACCTCCAGTTCAGCCAGCAGCAGCTGGCGGCGAGAAAGCAGCGGCATGGCTTAAGGCCGGATGGAATCTTTCAATCCATCGTAGCCGGCTCAGCTTGTAGTCAGATTCGTGACTGAAGTGCGATAACGCACAAGATATTCGCAGCCAATCACGCCAGCAGGCTGATCAGCCTCAACCATCTCAAAGCTGACAGATCGTGGCTGCACATCAATCGCATAACCGCCGAGCGTTAGGTCGGCCATGATCTTGCTATGCAGCGATTCCACTGTGGCATCAGCCTGCTGATCCGGCACGTTGCCGCGAACGATGACAGCGATTCGTACCGTCAGGCTCCAATCCAACGTCGGCAGGCTAGTGTTTTGCTCGGCTGTGTCGTTGATCGGTTCGATCACGATGGCCGGGCTTTCCTGTCGGGCCAATGGCTCAACCCTGCTGCGGTAGATCCGTGTGCCAACGCCCGTGGTGCCGGCGAGCGCAGTTTTGATGGCGTTAAGGATTTGCTCGCGCTTGGTGGTCATAGAACGACACCAGGGCCCATGACAACCAACGCGCCGGTGTTGCTATTGCCGCGTGTCACCCGGCCAATGGGCTGCTTGTTTGTCGGCGCTGTCGTGGTGAAACCGCCGCCTTCTGCCACATAAAGCGCAGAGTTGACCGCGTAGCCATTGGTATTCATCTGCGTGATCTCGCCACTGATCACCAGATGGCCATCAGCACCGGCTGAAATCGCAGCATCAAGAATCCCAATGGCTGGCATCTTGGCCAAATCAGCTGCGTCAGCAGCGGCCACGATCACAGTGCTGGTGTCACCAACGTTGCCGGTGATGTAAACCGGTGTGCCCTTAGCCAAGGTGCTGCCAGTCCCATTACGGCAATGGATATACACAGGGCCTGCCAGTGCACCATGGATATGGGGCAGCGTTGCAAGGCCAGTGACGGCCAGCGTTGTGAACGTGGGATTGTCATAACCCTGCACGTACAGCAGCGCGTTCCACGCTGTTGTGCCATCGCCTAGCTTCAGCTTCCGCGTGTCAGTCTCAAATCCAACCTCACCCAGCAGCAGCGTTGGATTAGTGGCTGTCCAGTTGGCGGCAGTATCACGCCTCAGCCGGATTCTTGCTGTGCTGCTCATGCTCCGCCACCATCAATCACGTTGCCTTCAAGGTAGCTAGTAGCGGCGCTGCCGCCGTCCATCTCGGCATCTAGATGCTCGTTTCCAAGATCATCAATCGCGTCGTCTACATCGCCAGCATCAATCGCTGTGGCTGATTCGCTGAGCGGTGTAGCGAAACTGCGCATCAATCCGATCTGACAGAAGGCGCCATCATCTACCAGGCGAGTTTCACGCACCGTGAAGGGCACGCCGTTCACGCTGATCTCAGAGCCATACTGCAGATCGCCAAAGTCCGAGGCTCTAGCAGTCAAGGTGTAATCGGTGCTCAGCACCTGATCACCAGCAAGCACCTCCATCGGCATATCCAAGATGCCAACTGCAGTGACGGCGCCAGCTGTGCAGCTGACGCCGAAATCTGCCAGGAAGATATTGAGATCTTCCGTGAGTGCCATCAGCTGTACTTCTTAGAGCCGAGGGCCACCACCGAAACAGCGCCGGTGCCAGTGCCGCCGGTAACGGTGAAGAGCACGCGAACGTAACGCTTCAGGTCGTTGCTGTTCAGGTAGATCTTCTGCTGGAAAGCAGTGTTAGCAGCAACAGCAGTGAAGCCGCCGCCGGTCACATCAGCGAAATCACCAGAGGTCGTAGTGGCGCTGTCTTGGATCTTGGCGGTCAGGGTGACGCCAGCACCAGCAGCTGCGGCATCGATGATGAAGGCCACATCGCCTTCGTAGTCCAGCAGGTCTACATAGGCAGGGGTGCCGGCACCAGTGGAAGCAACCACTGCGTTGTTGTGCAGCTCAAGCAGATCGGTTTTCGATCCGAGGTTGTGGATGGTCATTGGGTAGATCTCCTGCGCTTGGGCGCTGATTTAGGGGTGGGAGCCTCTACTGGCTCTTCAATCTTGACAGGTGCGGCAGCAGCTTCAACAGCTTTGCCAATACCGATCAGAAGCCTGGCGTCAGAAGGGGAAGCCTCAAGGACTTCCCCGACGTTTGCCACACGTCCGCTCAGCATCGTCTGCCTAAGGACGCGGATCAACATGATCAGAGAGTGTCGTTGCCGCGGCTGAAGGACTCAGGATGACGGACAGCGATGTCCACATCCTGCATCGCAACAACGCGAACGGTGCCGCTGGTGCTGTTGCTGTAGGGATCAACCATGATGTCCAAGCCGGAGAAATAGCCAATGATCAGATCGGCAAAGTTGCCGAACCACAGATCGCCAGCTGCAACTTGGTTGGACAACACACCGCGATAGCCATTGACCTCGTTGCCTTCCATGATGAACATGCCTGAACCAGTGTCCTTGCTGGTGGTCTTCAGGCTGCCGCGCATTGCGGCGTTCATCAGGTAGACGGGGCTACCCAGCAGAGCGTTCGCAGTTGCAACGTCGCTCTCAAGCGCTACTACCTCAGCGAAGGTAGGGGCAGCAGCGGCAAAGTTCTCGGTGCCGATGCCGGTGGTCAGCTTCAGGCCTAGGGGCTCGCCGCTGGAGCCTGTGCCATAGAGGCCAGCCAGATCGATCTTGAGAGCAAGCACGCTGGCCAGATCAGAGCGCACCATGTTCTCCACATCGATGGACGACTGGATCATCAGGCGGCGGCTGTAGTCGGTGTAGGCGGCCACAGTCTTAGGAGTCAGGCTCACCTGATCCACGGTCTGCTGAGACTCGGTGGGAGCACCAGACTCAGCCACC